ACCATTCATTGAGCCCATAGGTATACCATTATTTCTACCATCTAGACCAGCTTCAACTTCTCTTCTTAAATTTTCAAAACTCATATATCTGTGCCTTTAAATGGTTCAGCAGACTCTTTAATAGTTTTACCTTCTCTTATGAGCTCAATGAATGGTTCAAATGATCTCTGGTTGAGATAGGTGAGACTGTTCTGCATAAATGTAAGTCTATTAGTCTTTGTCTTAATAGAATTCTCTTTCTTTTGCAACACCTCATATTCTAAGGCTGCAATTAGTTCTATGGATTTGTATTCACCCTCTTCAATAATATTATTAAATTTGACTTTACAATCCTCTTTTTTTACACGCATACCACGTGTACCTGTAAATGATTGACTTTTGTAAGTGAAAGTATCAGTACCTGGATACTGATTCCACCACTTATCAAAGTCTGAATCTGATTTCTTCTTCTTAGGTAGTTTAGGTTGTTCTATTTTCTCATTAAGAAAAGATAAAACCTCTTTACCTACAAGAGTAATCTTATTTGCTTCTGACAATAATCCTTTTCTGCGTACAGTTTGATAAAGTATTTTCATCTTAGCATCATCTGTACACATATCTTCAGGATCATTACCTTCTTCAACAAGCATTATGAAGCATAACATATCTAAGCTGTAGCCAGTTTTAGTTAGCTCCTTAAAATGGGAGAATGTTAATGTGAGGTTCATTGCGTTTTTCTAGGATTTTATCTGTGTCTATTACTTTAATATGAGCAGGTTGTTTATTAATAAACCCTTCTACATCATGCTCAATTATAGCTATTTCCTCTTGCAAATATACAAAATCCTTAACAAACTCATGCTCCCAATCATCATTTATCTTTAGATTTTTCATTTTGTTTTAATTATTCTGCTGCCCAACCAAATAATACCCATCTACCATCTCTTTCTGTTGTAGACTTTTTGTATGTTATCTTAGCTACAATAGCATTAGATTTCTCAAGTCTCTTCTCTATATGTATCACTGTACTAGACAAATGCTTCTCTGTATAAGTTCTTGCAGCAGCTACAGCTGCACCTTTGGTATCATGAGAACTGATTTCTCCATCATACCCACTAACAACATATTTAAGAACCCATTTCTTTGTACCAGGAGTGACAATATGCTCCACTTGAGACTTTGTCTTGTTCTTGTTACCTACAGGCTCCTGTATACAAATAGCACAACAGTCTCTTTTATTTAATCTATCAACTTGGCTATTTATGTATTGCTCCAAGCTCTTTTTACTATTTTTATAGTCTTGTGTAACATCTTTAACACCATCTGTGGTGCTGATTGTACCATTATAGCCGTCTTGATGACCATATTCTTCTTCTGCCATTTCACATGCAGATTTATACGCATCCTGTAATGTTTTACCAGAATTCCTAATTTGAAACCATGTTGCTCCCATAATTATTTGTTTAAATTTATATAAATCTCATGTATTAATGAATACAGCACTATTATTGCTGCACACACTAATAGGAAAATAGCAAAACTTAGAGGATCTTCATTATCTTTTTCTTCTTCTTTCATGTTTTAATTTTTAATCCTTACTCCAAATTGCAAATCCCACCATGAAAATGTATTTTCAGCTCTTGTTTTATTGCATTTAAACACTTTTTTAATTAGTGGTAATGCATAAGCTTTGAGCTCATCATGTTGTTCTTGTGTCATGGTCCATTTATTGTACCATTCTTTTGTCATATACGCTTCTTGGATAGATTTACCAATCATTTCTAATTGGTAGTCTATTAAGTGCTCAGCTATGTTTTCACGATTGATGGTTTTCATCTTGTTCGTTTTAATATATAATCATCAAATTTATCTACGTCAAATTTACTATTAATCTCCTTGAAAAAGCTAAGATAGGCCCAATAATATGCAGACTCTATATAAGATCTGTATCCATTTTCTAAACAGTGACCTATTACAAGATCAGCTGCTATTTTAAATTGTGATTTTCCCATTGTTAAAAAATATTACTTTATCATGATTAAAATCTTCTATAGACATTATACTACCATCTTCATTGTATTCAATAGAATGAACAGTATATTCAACGTCTTTGTATATAAACTTTTCTCCTTCTATCATTAGAATAAACTTTTAGTTAATTAATTTTGCTGTTATTTTATTCTTTGTAAGACTTTTAACTCTCCATCTTTATTTTAAAAAAGAGAAAGCTGGTTAGGATTGACAACTACCTTCCTTCTCTTGCCCTCAAGCTGTATCTTATGCATGATTCTTTCAGCACGCTCTATATAATATGCATGATTAATGTTATCTAGAGGATGAGTTGATTTTAGTTTATTACAAACTGTCATTACCCATTCACCTGCCTCTACTTGTGATATATTAACAGCTGTGCTATCTGAGTTTTCATTCTTTACCTTCAGTAGCTTCTCTCCTGTATTAGATACATAATATCTAATTAACTTATTATATACATTTTTCTTACCATTAATTATTCCCTCATAATGAAAATCCTTACTGGATTTCTGTCTTAAGCAGAAGTCAAAGATATTATTATGAGACTTAATAGTAATGTCAATAGGTATATTATTAACAAAGTATTGTTCAAGAGCAATTGGCACAATGCGTGCTGACTTGTTCTTATGAAGTTCAAAATCTGTGAGGAAATCCCCTTTCTTTTTAATTTCGCCATCTGTTTTAATTGCTAAATAGTCATTAACTGTTGAGAATATAATCTTTTGATAATCAGTACGTTCTAGCTCATAGCTGGTTAATTCCATCCACCATTTATTAAGCTCGTGCATCTTATCAACAAGATCTTTTGTTACCATTATAGTTACACCATCTGTATTTGCAGATATAATACGTATACCAGCTAATTCATATGCTTCGATGAGCATGAGTAGACTTAATTCACCTGTAATAGTGGTGAACATAGTGAGCTGTCTATCATAGATCCAGTTTTGCATGTCAGAGCTTTTCGATTTTGTTATCCTATAGGCTTTTTATCCTATAGTTCTTACAGTTCTTATTCCTGTAAGTCCAGCATATATTTTCATCCCTAAGGATGTCGAGCACTCGTGGGAGAATTATATTTATTCATCTCCTATGCGTTACACTGACTGATAGCCTTTTGTAATCTATCAGTTTAGCACGGTATTAGGAATCACACCCTTCACCGTTTTTGCTCGATTTTTCAATATGGATTTCTCCATAAAGCGGCTGATTGCTAAATTTCAGTCCTTTATAAAATTTACCAGTTTTGCAAGCTTTGTTAATGTTTCCAGAACTTAAGAAAGTCAATGGTTTACCCATTCTTTCTTTTTCAAATCTACCTTTAATTGGTAGATTATTATGTTCTGTCAGAGACCATTCTTCAAGGTCCTTAGCACATCTAAACTTTCCTAAGAAATTATAATTCACATTATAAACATACACTCTTGGAGAAAGATCTCTAATTTGTTCACTCTGTTTTTTGAGCTTATTTAACACTTTTTCTGATTTAGTTTTCTTTACACCCTTCAAATAAGAGTAATCTATATCAGTTTTTCCTTTGTTCCAAGGAACGTGTCCTTTTTTAAAATTAGATTCTATTTCTCCAGAAGCATATTTCCTTTTCATGGTTTCAGCTCTCTTTAATATTGTCTCTTTTGACATATTAGGAGTACCTGATGCTAGAGGATTAATATTATATAGATTTTCTTTTTCTTCTCTATCTATCCAATATTGCTCTCTTTCAAGAGTGTTATGTTTTTCTGTAGTTTCTATAACAGATGCACAAAAGCTAGTTTCACCATATTTATTAAAAGCGTTTTGCAAATAAGTATTTTTATGCTTTCCTGCTCTTAACATAGAAATGTGATGTTCTATTCTTTTTATGATTCTCATTGTAGAAGATCCAATGTACACTTTATTATTCATCAGATTCTCAATAACATAAACTCCAGGATTCTCTAAAGAACAACCATGTGCTATTATAATTTCCATAGTAAGAATTTTTACAAACTTACTTAAACTTTCCGTAAATTCAAAGAACTAAATTAAACTTAACAATTTATTAACAACCGTAAACACTATTAACAGCAAGCTTTAGTGCTCCTACAATACCTTTAATCTTCTTATCCTTCTTAGCTAAAGGCTTGAGTTCCAATCTCTTATTAAACATTTGCTCATAGCCTCTAAGAAACTCAGGACCAAGATGATGAGGATATTGTTTATTATTAATGATAATAGCTGGATAGTATGACGAAACATCCCAATCTACAATGAGTGTATTTTCATTAGCTTCAAAAATCTTTGGACCATTTTCTGTATGAAGACCACCCTTAGCAAACGTATAAGTGTTATTGTAAAACGACAATGATTCTTTAAACTCATCCTTCATTGTCAAAGCTTCCTTCTTAATTTTATTTAAGAATTGTTGCAACTCTGGTGTCTGAAATGTTACATAAGGAGCAATACACTTTCTTACCTCCACTTCAGTTCTGAAGAATCCTTTCTTTGGTAGTTCAGAATACTGTATACGTTTTTCTTGACAATAAAACTTCTTAATCATCTCATCACCTATCTTACTATCAGAATAGTTTAAGCAAGGAATGCCAAACTCTTCTTGTATATCCTGTCTCAGCTCTATCTGATTATTACCTTTATAGAGAGGATGTTCTGTATCACCAGTGGTTATCTTATAAAATTCATAAGTAGCCATAACATCATTCTTACAATAATCCTTTGTTAGTTGAATCTCTTCATCTGTCATGTTTGTTTTGCTATGATGTATAGGCATTTCCTCAATGTTCTCAAGATCCATTTCAAACTCTAATCTTTTTAGTGACACCATTCTATTCTTGTTATCATAGTGGTTCACCTTAAATAAATCTATTTGTTTGAGTGTGAGCCATTCTTCTCTATATTCTGGAAACACTTCATAGTTAGCATCATGTATAACATCTGCAGCTTTTTGAGCTATTTTAGCAGCTGTTTCAAGAGCTGAGAGCTCATGCCAATGTTCATAATTACGCAATATCCACTCAATCACTTGAGCATCAAAGCGTAAGTTATTATAACCCACCCAATAACAATCATTTGATTGAGCCCAGGATACAAATGAATCAAGCTCATTCTTGTTCTTACTCACCTCAAACTCTCTATACATATTGAGCTGAGGATCATATACACCAACAAGAAACAACTCTTGCATAGTTTCAATGTCGTAACATAATATATTATTCATATATGTTGTGTTTTCTTGGTTTCATAGGTTATTTGTTTTGGTTATATTTTTTCATATGTTATTTCAAAAATATCACGCTTACAAGGATAGTATTCTCCTTTAATTCCCTTGATTATAAAATCTCCAGGCTTTGCAGTCATAATTCCTTCAAGCGTTTTAATTTGCCAGTATTCTCCAGAAGGATTATCATCATTTGGTTCTAACACTGGAGACGCATATACTTTCCCTTCTGACCAAGCAATTACTTCATGTTCTGTGCTTACATTGATTTGCATAGCTTCTATTACTACTGGTTTTTTTCTATATTTATTCATACCTATATTTGTTTTTTCTTATTACAAGAGATAATTTATGTCTATTCACTATGATGTGTCTCTTGTTTAAGTCTTTTGGTCTATATAAACCTTTTGTTTTTATTTCTACTGTATATAGTCTATTACAAACATTTACAATTTCACCATCTGTTCCAGCAGCAATACCTTCTACCATCGTAACAAGTTCTACAAGATCTCCTTTTTCAAACTCAATAGGAGCTTTTTCCATTGGTTTCATAAGTTATTTTTTTAATTTTTTAGTTTTAACAGGTTTCTTTTCACTCTCAATCACTGTAAGTATTGCTCTACTCATTATTTCAAATAGATTCTTATCATCTTTCATTGCTTGTGAAAATCCTATAACTAAAGAAACATCATATCCATCACCATAAGAAATATTTACCTCTTTGTTTTGTACTGATAAAAAGAAATAACCTGCTAAATCTTTTAATTTTGGTTTTGTTTTATTTTTCATATTTATTTTTTAATAGTTTCTGTCTAAAGAAATGTTTTTGCAAAATCTTATTTCCTTGTTACTAAGAGTCCAAATTTCTCCATCATCCATAGCACAAGTGAATAAAAGGTTATGCTCCTGGCTATAATCAATAACCAAGAAAGCATAACCTTCCATTTTATCAGACACCCTTATTATGGGTATCATTGGGTTTAGTTGTAAAATCATCATTTTTATTATTTGCATTCTCATCAAAGTAGGGAGAATTTATCCATTCTACTATAACCCATACCCAGATAAGTACAAATATAATAACAAAATAAATCATTTTGAGAAGTCTTTTACTCTGACTAATAACTGATATGCATCAGATGGTGTATACATATATCTATTTCCTTTAATATGAAGACGCTTAGATGGTCTAATATTTGTTTTGGTAGTAAATATAGTGTCCATTAACTTAGAGCATGCTTTTAATCCTTTAGTGTAATTGGATTCTAAAGCAACTGATGCATCATAAACTTTAATTCTGTTTGTGTAATGTGGTTTTGCGCTGTAAACTAGACTGTAAGACATAATGTGTGTGTTTTATTGATTTAAAAATATATTATAACTCGATTCTTAAACATTTCAGCTCTTGAAAAATTAAAACCAAATGATAATCCTTTTGGTATTGCTATTTTATTCTCTTTTTTTAATTTACCACCTGTTTTTCTTAAATTACAAATCTTTACATACAAACCTGATTCAGATCTTTTCCATTGAACAGATAGTCTCTTAGCAATACTTGTTGCTGATTCTTTTGTAGAAGCAACTTTTTTTAATTCTTTAACTTGTTCTTCTGTGTAGAAAAATGATGCTTTTTTCATAATTATTTAATTTTAGCAATACAACACATATTAGATGTGTCATGATAGTTAACAAATATATATTTGCTTCCAGTATTTGTATAATAATACGTATGAGCAAATGGAATGCTTTTTGTGACAGTATTTATTATCTGTTCTTTACGAACCTTAAAGAATGTTTTGATTGTCTCAGCATCTTTTATTCTCCTTGAGAATGTCATAATAAAATTATCATTAAACTTAGCTAAATGATCTTTCATATATCTTACTGTACAGCAATAATCAAGATCATATAACGTATTTATTCTATTTGGCTCAGCTTCCAATATATTACCAAATCTCATCCTAACAGGATGTTTAATGGCCATTAGTTGACGCATTGCCACATCAGGTGTATTTTCCCATATTTCTATGTCTTTATAACCTTTAGATTTACACCAATTGATGTATTCATTAATATTAGGACCTCCTAAGCCTATAATATTAGTGAATTTAAAAAATGAGAATAAGAATTCTCGTACAGCTTTTTTGTTAGCTGCATCTAAGTAATTTTCTTTAGTCATAATTAATTTAATAAAAAGGCCCTACATTTCTGCAGGGCCTACATTTAACAATCACACACACACTAATATTCTTCTGGATCATCATCCATATCATCCCAATCTTCTTCTTCATAGTCATCATCTTCTAGATAGTCATCTATTAGTTCATAATGTCTAATAGTCACTTTACCATGAAATAACACCAGATGTCTGTCTCCATCTTCA